CATTGCTTCTGCTTTTGATTGTGAAACTCCACTCTTGTATATAAATACAAACAATTCATCAATTAATCGATTTGAATGAATCTTCACTAATTTTTCTCTTGTATATTCTTCCATTTTGGCTATTACCAATGGACGAGTTTTTGTGGTTGTTGAAAAACCAGGCACCATATTTCTGTCTTGTGCTCTATACTTATTGTTTATCTGATGTTCAACATCAACCACTTGTAAATCTTTTGATTGATAAAATAAATTCTTATATCCTCTATCTATGATGGTTTGTATTGTAGCCCAACCAATATTATTGTTCTCAACTACTAATAAAGCATCATTGTATTTTGTTGCAACTTCAATTAAGAAGTTTCCATAATCCGTTGTACTTAATTGTCCTTTATATTCTGCAACTTGTTCCATGTCCTCAACTTCAAACACTTGACAAGCTGAGAAATCACTACCATCACCACGAGCCACATCTGCAACCACTATATATTCTTTTGTATAATCAGGTTGTCTAAATACCCAAAATCCTCTATCCATTCCTAATTCTTCAATTGGAGCTTCAGTTAATTCTTCTTTATACCATTGTAGAATTGCAGGGTCGACTACTGATTGTCCACTTGATAAAAAGTCCGTATCACATTCTTGTGCAGCTTGTGAAGGACCTAAAATTTTATCTTGTTCTTTTCTCCATTCTTCAGTTCTTTCAGGATGGTCTGTCCAATGTAATCTAATGGTATGAAATTCATTCGTACCATCTTCAGCACCCAACCATTGTTTATGAAACCAATTACCCACACCATTAGGTGTAGAAAGAGCAATACATCCACCACCCGTTGCAAGTGTTTGTTGAGCTGCAGTCCATATTGTATCAATCTTATCAATAAATGCTGCCTCATCAATTATCAATAATGATAATGCTTCTGAACGACCAGCTGATTCATTTGAAGCTATAGCTTTTATTTGTGAACCATTTTTAAATCTTAGTGATAATTTATTTATTTCTTCAGTTCCAGTCTTTAACCATTGAGGCATTCCCTCATACATTACTCTTACTTTTGTAACAAGGTTTTTTGCAGTTTCCTTACCTGTAGCAATAACAAGAATATTTTTATCATTGTGAAATAACATCAACCATAAAGAGTATCCAGCTGATAAAGTGGATATACCTAATTGACGAGCTTTTAAGATTATATTGTAACGATTATCTTTAAACTCTGTTAAACATCTTTCTTGATAAGGATATAAGTCAAATTTAACTTTACCTTTTGTAGGATGTTGAATAGTGCAATACTTTCTCATAAAATGTACAGGGTCGGATGCACACTTCAAGTATTCCCTTTGTATAGCTTGTTTTAAATCACTCATTTTATCTGTCCTGCTAAATACACAGAACCACTTGTTATAATTATTCCACCAAAGAACCAAAGGTATTTATTATCATACCATTTTGGTTTTACTAAATCAATTATCTCTTCTTTAAATTCTAATTGTTTTTTATAATCACTTATTAAACTTTCGTTTAATTTTTCTTGTTCAAGATATGATTGAATTTGTGAATTTAAATTAGCTTCTATTTCCAAACCCTTTTGAAGTTTAAATTCAAGTTCTTTAATATTGTTTGTTATATTAACAACTTCTTGTTCTGAAAAACAAGTTCCTTCACAAGGTTCTTGAGTAAAAGAAAAAGATAACATTAATAATATTATAAATTTAGTAACCACCCATTCCTCCACCAGTCGTACCACCACTTGGTGTTGATGTTGTACCACTTCTTACTGTAGTTCTTGTAGTTCTTGTTATTTGTCCCTCTGGTAAAACTTCAAAGTTAACTTGATTTTGTGAAAATACATTTACTGCACCATTCATAGTGTGTTGTGTCATAAAATTATTGTCACCTTGAGCTGGAACAGTATGGTGATGTAATGGTGTATTTTTGGGAATCTCTGTATTTGGATTATTTGTATCTGTAAAAAATCTCAATCTTCCGAATTGAGAAGAATCTCCAACTCTAAATTGTGTTATTTTATCTTGTTCAGTTTGAACAATTGTTGTTTCTGTTGCATCACTAATAATGACTTTTTGTGAATCACCTTCAAAAAATCCACTAGTAGTACTAAAAAATTCACCATTAATTTCTACAACCATTCCAACATATGGTAAACCTGTAAGTTCAAAAACATATGATATCTCCGCCATTATTTTTTCTCCTTGCTAAATTTTTTAAGAAAATCGGCTGCATCTTTAGCAGAACTTGAACTATCATATACTCCAAATGATTCTCTTTGTTTTTTAATTTTTTCTAATTCTTTCTTTTTGCTTTCAAGAGACTTTTTTGTTTCTCTTTTTTTCTTTTCTGTTTTCTTGATTGATTTTTTGGTTTCTTTGATTTTTTTATTCAATCCACCTAATCGTTCTTTCTTTCTTCCAGCACTTTTACCACTCAAGAAAGCAAAAAGAATCCCTCCACATAAAACAAAAAATCCTATAATGTATTTTTTGACTTTACTAAACATTTACTTCTTTCCAAAAGGTAATTTATCCCATACAGGTTTAATTACACAATCAAAAATAATGTCGTCTTTAGTTGTAGGAGTTAATTTTACTATTTTTTCTAAAGCGTAAAACGCTACTAAAATATACTCCCAATTAGCTAATACCCATTCCATTTGACTTCTCCTATGATAATTTGTTTTTCTTTATTGACATTTCAACCTCACCATTTGCTAATGCATTGGCTACTTTATCATCAAAAACCTTTTCATTTTTTTGTTTTTCTAATTCATCAATCCATTGTTCCATATCTTTTTCAATGGCTTTCATATTTCTTAAATCTTTTAATCTTCTATAAGCAAACCATCTCAATGGTTTACCAGTTTTTAATTCAGCTTCAAAATCTATTTGACAATGATAACACCTACCATCAGCTTTATAAACATCTCTATCCCATGGTTTTGCTGTTTTTGGACTACAATTTTTTTTACAATCCTTACATTGGTGTGGAAAAATACCAACACTTGGCATTGTAGGAACTTTAAATATATATCCTTCTTTTTGTTCCCATTCTACACCATCGGAATCTGTCCACTTTTCTCCAACTTCACGTTGTTTTTCAACTTTAGAATACCCAACTTGGATTTTATTCTTATAGTTTCCATCCAACATATCTTGGACTCTTTGTATATTTTTACCCATAATACCTCTTAATTTTATATATATAAATATCTAAAAATAAATTAAACCTGTGATTTGATTTACTGGAGCAAATGCACCTGTAAATTTATAAGTTTTTCCTTTATACTTAAATACCAATCCTTCACTTGGGACAATGGCTTTCGTTCCACCAATTGCATTCAATCTATCTAATTGTGTTTTTAATCTACTTAATTTTTTCACATCACCACCACTTTGAACTGTCTTGATAGCTTTATCCAAATTCTTAACCATATTACGAACTGATTTCTTTGGATTAGCTGATATGAATCCTTTTACATTTTTCAATATCTCAGCTCCCACTTCAAAGAACAATATTTCAAATGGTCTCATATTGTCTTTTACTATTTTTGCGTGATTTTCTTTATCTGTTTTTAATACCCATTCTAAAAATATAGGTTCATCTTTTAAATCTTGTTTTATTTGTGGTATCTTATATGACTTATCAAAGAAAGCCCATCTTTTAACCAGTCCTTCTAATACTTTTGGTGATATTTTCTTTAATTGTTTTAAAATATATTGTTCCCACCATTTTTGATGATATAAACCTAATGTGTCATTATCTGATAATCCGAACTTAGATTGTAGTTTACTTAATCTTCCTAAAAACTTCCCTTTCATTTTACCAAAATCTTGATGTTTTGGAACATCTAAAAACACAGGTTTTCCAATTGAATATTTCTTTTGTATGTTTTGATTTCTTTGTTTAATCATACCAGCCAATATTCTACCACTACCGGGCACTTCACCTTTTACATTTCCTTTATCATCATAAATTAACGCTCCGTGAAATATCAATTGTGTAACATCATAATCAATCACATTAGCAGATGATGGATACATAACTTCTAAATTCATAAAGTTGTATCCATTGTTGAATATCTTATCTCTTTGTTTATCTGAAAGAGATTTGATGGCTTTCTCTAAATCATTCATCGCATATACAAATGCATTTCTTATAGCCCCTCTACCCTTGAACTTACTTGCTATTCCTTTTTTGTCTAATGCTGTCTTACCACCATTTTTAATATGTCCTTTGTTTCTAGCTGCAATAAGTTTTCCATCTTTGAAACTAACCATAATGTTCTGTCCATCTAATTTCTCTGTAACATTATCTTCACGATTTAATTGTCCACCTAAACCTAATTCAATGATTTTTTTCAAATCACCGAATGTTAATTCTTTGTCGTCAAATGGATGAGCCATATGTCCATATGCTCCACCTTCCATTAACAATCCTTCTTTATACAATACTTTTAAATTACCTTTATCAATCTGTTTATCCGTATGTAATTTATCCATTTCTTTTTTAGTAATGGTAATGGTTGGTTTTGTATCTTTTTTAAATCCTTTTTTAGGAACTGCATAATAAGCTTTTCTCAATCCAAACTTTTTACCAACAACTTCACCTTGTCCAGCGTATTTTTGTTCTAAATCTTTTTGAGCTTTGGCTTTATCATATCTAATGGTAATTCCTCTTCTCATAAGTTTTTGTTTGAATTTTTTTGTTTTTGCAGATACTTCAACCAAAACATCATCCCACCATTGTTTTGTAAATACATTTTCTTCAACTTTAATATCTACTTCTTTTTCTTTCTCTTCTTCTTTTTGTTGTTTAATTGTATCCACAGTATCTTTAGCGATTTGTTTTTTAATATCTCTCTCTTGTTTGGTGAATTTCATTAATTCATAACCAACCTCTCGAGCTTTTGTTCTCATAGCTCTAACCCATTTATCATATCCTTTTGTACCAGTTAGGTTTTCTTGGTTGTTTGGTGTCTTTCCTGTTCCAATTCCAGCTGGT